CATGCGGAACAAATAAAAGATTCAACTATTGACATCCCAAATACATCTGTAGTATACTCCTACAATCCAGCACAAGATTTTATTGATAACTATAATCAAGTATTTGGCTCAGGCATCGTACTACCAAAACAGAAAGAAATTATTCTAGGATGAACTTCTACACAAGCGTTTACGTTATCGGCAATAACGTAATGTTTCGAGGTATTAGAAATGGTAAAAGAGTTAAACAAAGAATCGAATACTCACCATCTCTGTACCTTGAAACAAAAAAAGATTCTCAATATAAAAGCCTACAAGGTCTAAATTTAGAGAGGAGACAGTTTGATGTCATTCGTGATGCTAGAGACTTTCTAGACGGCTGGAAAGACGTTTCTAACGCACCTAAGATATATGGTCAGGCTCGATTTGAATATGCATACATTACAGACAATTATCCTGGTCTAATTGATTATGATTTTGAACATGTGAGAGTTGCTATAATCGATATTGAAGTCGGTTCAGAGAATGGTTTTCCTGATCCATATGAGGCAACAGAACCCATTACAGCTATTTGTATACAATGGATTAATGGTAAAACTTATGTGTTTGGTTGTGGTGAATACAAAACTCAAGGTAGTGAAATCTATGTAAAATGCAAAGATGAATATGAACTTTGCAAAAAATTTATGATGTTATGGGCTGATGATCCTCCAGATATTCTTTCTGGCTGGTTTATGAAAGACTTTGATGTACCATATCTAGTTAATCGTTTTAGAAAAATTGTAGGTGAAGATTTTGCAAAACAATTATCACCATGGAATATAATTAAAGAACGTACTACAACAATCAACGGTAAACAAGTTTTATACTATGAATTGCTTGGTGTTTCTTGTCTAGATTATATTGATTTATACAAGTGGTATGCGCCTAATGGTAAGTCCCAAGAAAATTACAAACTTGAAACTATTGCTCAAGTTGAATTGGGTGAAGGTAAGTTATCATATGATGAATATGATAATCTTCACACATTGTATAGGCTCGACTATCAAAAATTCATAGAGTACAACATCAAAGACGTTGGTCTTGTAATGAGACTTGAAGAGAAGTTGAAGTTACTTGAACTTGCCATTTCTTTGACATATGATACAAAATCAAACTATGATGATGTATTTGCACAAACACGTATGTGGGATGCGTTAACATATTCTTACCTCAAAGAGAAAGATATCATTGTACCACCACGTATCGTCAAAGATAAAAATATGGCATTTGAAGGTGCTTATGTAAAAGAACCACAAGTAGGTTTCCATGAATACGTTGTTTCTTTTGACTTGAATTCTCTGTATCCTCATTTAATGATGCAATACAACATTAGTCCAGAAACATTGATTGAGCCTGAAGATTATAATGAATCAATGCGTGAGGTTATTTCTCAAGGTGTTAATGTAGATAAACTTTTGACTAAAAGTATTGACTTATCTGCATTACCCAATGATGTTGTATTAACACCTAACGGACAGTTCTTTAAGAAAGATGTTCGTGGGTTCTTACCTCAAATGTTAGATGAAATGTATGTAGACCGCAAAAAGTTTAAGAAATTATACTTAGAAGCAAAACAAGAATTAGAAAATGAACCCGATGAATCTAAGCAATATGAAATTGAAAAGAAAATTGCTCGTTATAATAATTTACAATTGGCGAAAAAAGTTGGCCTCAACTCTGCCTATGGTGCTCTTGGCTCTCAGTACTTTCGGTTTTTTGACCTTCGGTTGGCTTTGGCTGTTACTACGGCTGGTCAGTTGAGTATTCGTTGGATTCAAAATAAGATAAATGATTACATGAACAATCTGTTAAAAACGGAAACTGATTATGTAATCGCATCTGATACAGATTCAATTTATCTAAGACTTGGTGAATTAGTTGATAAAGTTTATGGTGCTGATGTTAAAGTTTGTATGCCCACAACAAAGGTAATTGACTTTATGGATAGAGTTTGTAATGATAAACTTGAACCTTACATTGAGAAGTCCTATAAAGAATTAGGCGACTATATGCAAGTATTCGAGCAAAAGATGCAAATGAAACGAGAGTCACTTGCCGATAAAGGTATGTGGACTGCTAAGAAACGGTATATTCTCAATGTATATGACAATGAAGGTGTTAGATATAATGAGCCAGACCTTAAGATTATGGGTCTTGAAGTTATTAAATCCTCCACACCATCCGCTATTCGAGTTAAAATGAAAGAAATGATTTCATTAATAATGAAAGGTACCGAGAAAGATATTCAAAAGTTTATTAAAGACTTTAAGAAAGAATTCAAAGCAATGCCTCCTGAAGAAATTTCTTTTCCTAGGGGTGTTAACGGTATACGTAACTATTCTAATTCCGGCAGTATGTTATACATCAAAGGTACGCCAATTCATGTTAAAGGCGCAATTCTATATAATCATTACTTGAAAGAAATGAAACTTACCAAAAAGTATGAATTAATTAAAGAAGGTGAGAAGATTAAGTTTGCATATTTGAAAGAACCTAATCCATTTAAAGATTCGGTAATATCATTCCCAAATCGTATTCCTACCGAGTTTGGGCTTGACAAGTATATAGATTATGAGTTACAATTCGAGAAGACATTCTTAGCACCTATGCAAACAATTTTAGATTGTGTTAGTTGGAAAGCTGAGAAAGTTAATACATTAGAAGGATTTTTTAAATGATTTTCTTAACACTACTTACCGCATTAGGCTTATCTGGCGTTGCGGCTTATTATTCAGTAATAGGACTTACTGCAATTTTTCCCGGTTCGTATTGGCCTATTATTATAATGGGTTCAACATTTGAAGTTGCTAAATTAGTAACGATTTCATGGACTTATAGAAACTGGGAAACTGCACCAAGAAGTCTTAAAGCGCCTTTCGTAACAGCAGTTGTTATTTTGATGTTGATTACATCAATGGGAATTTTTGGATATTTGTCAAAAGCACACTTAGAACATTCGGCGGATACTGCACCATTATCAGATAAAGTTGCAATGTTAGATGAGAAAATTAAAACTGAAAAGGAGAATATAGATGGCAATCGTAAGATTCTCAAACAACTTGATGAGGGAGTGGACCAAGTTATGGTACGATCCTCGGATGAAAAAGGGGCAGATAAAGCAGTCGCCATTCGCAAAGCCCAACAGAAAGACCGTAGCCGCATTAGCCAAGAGATTCAAGAGTCGCAGAAATCCATTACTGCACTTAACGAAGAAAGAGCACCTCTTAATGTGGCGTTACAGAAGGCAGAATCAGACTTTGGTCCAATTAAATACATTGCAGAATTAATATATGGTTCTGGTAATAGAGATGTAATTGATAAAGCAGTTAGACTTGTAATCATGCTAATTATGATTGTTTTTGATCCTTTAGCTGTATTACTTTTAATTGCCGCTAACAAGTCAATCAAAGAACAACATGATGAAATGACAGTTAAGAAATGGTTTAAAAAAGAAGAAACGAAAGAAGAACAAAAACCAACAACAGTTGTTAGTGAAGTTACTCCTAATGTAGCAACACCACCATTATGGACAGTTCAAATTGATAAAGAGAACATAGCAAACATAACATCACCTGCAGTTTCAACAACTACATATGATTATACGGTTCCTTTCGCTTTTGAAAAAGCAAAAGATATAGCAAGTGGAAAATTTTAATATTAACAGGAGAAAACAATGAGTAAAATCGTACCAGTAAAAATTTCAGATAAATTAGCAAAAGTAAATGACAACTACCAAATCTACATGTATGACAATGGTTTTATGTTTGAAATTGGTGGTAGAAGTCACACGGATGATTGGGTCACTACAAAAATTCTTGTGAATCATACAAGTGATTTGTTAGACTTAATCAATGAAGCCACAATTTTACCAAGAGACTAATTAATGAGTGTACTTGAGAAGTTGAAGAAAAATAGCAGTATCAAAGAATCTGCTATTCTTTCCAAATCAAAGTTTTTCACAGAGAAAGACATGATTCCAACATCTATACCTATCATCAACGTTGCACTTAGCGGTGCACTTGATGGTGGGTTAACACCAGGTCTCACAATGTGGGCAGGTCCTTCAAAGCATTTTAAAACTGCTTTTAGTCTTTTAATGGCTAAATCTTACTTAGACAAATATGATGATGCGGCACTTCTTTTTTATGATTCTGAGTTTGGCACTCCTCAATCTTATTTCGATTCCTTCGGCATTGACACTAATCGTGTCTTGCATACTCCTCTTACTGACATTGAACAGTTGAAGTTTGATGTGATGCAACAGTTGTCTCAATTAGAACGTAAAGATAAATTGATTATCATTATTGATTCAATCGGTAATCTTGCATCTAAGAAAGAAGTTGATGATGCACTAGAAGGTAAGTCAGTTGCCGATATGTCTCGTGCTAAACAAGTTAAATCATTGTTCAGAATGGTAACACCACACTTGACGATGAAAGATATACCAATGATTGTTGTGAATCATACTTACAAAGAAATCGGTATGTTCCCTAAAGATATCGTAGGTGGTGGTACAGGTTCTTATTATTCTGCGGATAATATCTTTATTCTCGGTAGACAACAAGAGAAAGAAGGCACAGAGATTGTAGGATACAATTTCATTATCAATGTAGAAAAGAGTCGTTATGTTAAAGAGAAATCTAAAATACCTGTTAGCGTATCTTTCGATGGCGGTATTAGCAAGTGGTCTGGCTTACTTGACATTGCCCTTGAATCGGGGCATGTAATCAAACCTGCTAACGGATGGTATTCTAAAGTAAATCTTGATGGTGTAATTGAAGACAAAAAGTATCGTTTAAAAGAAACTGATACGAAAGAGTTTTGGATGCCGATTCTAAAGAACAATACTTTTTCCGAATATATCAAAAAGAAATATCAAATATCAACTGGCAATATTATGCGCGGAGATATTGAAGAGGCCTTTGAAGTTGAAACAACTAATGGTGCCGAATGATAGAAGGCATTGATTATTGTTTTATACATTCTAAAGATGATAATACATTAACCAATATCAAACTTTTAGAGGGTGAATATAAAGGCACCGTCTTTAAGTTTGGTAAGGTAAAAATAAAGGAAGAAATAGACGGACCCCATTTACATTTTGCTTTCGATGTGTTAGAATCAACAGTTAAGAAGCCTAAAAAACTACAAAATGATGTTAATTTCAAACAGTATCTTGGTGACCTATTAGTAGAATTAATGACTGATAATATTGACGAGGAAATAATTGATGAGACTAGAACAGACGATATTAAGGAACCTGATTTATAATGAAGAGTACATTCGTAAAGTACTACCTTTCCTCAAAGATGAATACTTCTCTGATTCGATTGAGAGGACCATTTTCAAAGAACTCAGCGCATTTGTTTCGAGGTACAATACTACACCAACGATTGAGGCAATTGGATTGGCCATCAAAGAAAGGAGAAATCTTACGGATGTTGAAGTGGAAAAATCCGAGTCTTATCTCCAAGAGATTGCATTGGCTAAAGGAGAAGAATCCAAGATTCAATGGCTTATTGAAAAGTCAGAAGCCTTTTGTCAAGAAAGGGCGATTTACAACGCAGTATTGGGGTCTATTTCTATATTGGACGGTAAGGACAAAACAAACGACAAAGGTTCGATTCCCAAAATATTATCGGATGCCTTATCGGTAAGTTTTGATAATTCGATTGGGCATGATTACTTAGAGAACTCTGATGAACGATATGACTTTTATCACAGAAAAGAAGAACGAATTCCTTTTGACTTGGACATGTTTAACAAGATTACAAAGGGTGGTCTTCCTATTAAAACTCTTAATATTGCCCTTGCTGGTACTGGCGTTGGCAAGTCCCTTTTTATGTGTCATTGTGCCGCTGGAAATATGTCGATGGGTAGAAATGTTCTTTATATTACTATGGAAATGGCTGAAGAACGTATTGCAGAAAGGATAGATGCAAATTTATTAAATGTTACTCTTGATGATTTACTAGATTTACCAAAAGAAACTTATGATAGAAAAGTGGCAAGTCTTAAAAGTAAAGTAACCGGTAAACTTATTATTAAAGAATACCCAACAGCCTCTGCATCATCATTACACTTTAGGACTTTATTGAATGAACTCAACCTTAAAAAATCATTTGTTCCTGATATTATCTATATTGATTATCTTAATATTTGCTGTTCATCACGAATTAAAGCCGGTAGCAACATTAATTCCTATACCTACGTTAAATCCATCGCTGAAGAATTGCGAGGTCTTGCAGTCGAGTTCGGAGTTCCAATTGTATCTGCGACTCAAACAACAAGATCAGGTTATGGAAGTTCCGACCCAGGACTCGAAGATACAAGTGAAAGTTTTGGTTTGCCCGCTACTGCTGACATGATGTTTGCTTTGATTAGTTCTGAAGAACTTGAAGGTCTTGGACAGATAATGGTAAAACAATTGAAGAATCGGTATACAGACCCATCACAATTCAAAAGATTTGTTGTAGGTATTAACAAACCTAAAATGAGATTGTATGATATTGATGATTCTGGTCAAAGCGGTATCATCGATTCTGGTATGCCATTTAAATCAGAAAGCCCTAAAAAGAAGTTTGAAGGCTTCAAGGTATAAATATTACTTTTAAGGAAAAAAATGCCGTTATCCGATTTTGATAAAATATTACAAGAGTATAAAGACTCTGATGATGATTTTGGTTTCTCTACTGTTAGTAAAGAAGAATATGATGCAGTTGTAAGTAATACAAAAGCGCAGACAGTTGAGGACTATCAAAAGAAATTAAAAGAACTTGAAAAAATTATAATACCTTTTTTAAACAAGCTACATAGTACAGGAGATAAAGAATATATCTTCTGGCCTAATCGTAAACCAATTATTGAAGAACAGGTAAAAAGAATCCTACAACTAACTAGATAATATTATGAAACCTTTGGTCACAATTATCACCCCCACAACGGGTGCATCCTGCGTTAAACAGGCAATAGCCTCAGTTCAAACTCAAACATATGACAACATTCAACATATCGTTGTAGTTGATGGTCCTGCCGAGCGAAACGATATTCTTGATGATGCACTTGAAGGTGCATATGTTGATTTAATTAAATTACCCTATGCAACAGGAAAAGATCAATATAATGGTCATAGAATATATGGGGCAATGTCGTATATTGCAAAAGGTGATTTTTTATGTTTCTTAGACCAAGATAATTGGTTCGAAAAAAATCATATAGAAGAACTTGTTAAAGTAATTAATGCCGGGAATCAATGGGCTTATACACTACGTAGAATTGTCGATCAAGAAGGTCAATTTATTTGTAATGATGACTGTGAGTCTCTTGGTAAATGGACTTCTGTTATAAATGATAATTTCATTGATGTGAATTGTTATATGATACCTAAACATGCCGCTTTAGCGTTTTCACCTTACTGGTATCGTAGAGCAAGACACCCACAAGAACAACCAGAAGTAGATAGAATACTCTCACCGTTTATGATGCAGAACTTTAAAAAATTCGAGCATACATATGAGTATACAGTAAATTATAGGGTTGCAAGTAGAGCAGATTCCGTTCAAGGAGAGTTCTTCTTAAAAGGAAATGAAGTTATGATTAACAAATATGAAGGAAAATTGCCATGGCGAAGAAAGATTTAATAATTGGTGCATTTAAAGGATATAATTTTAGACAGGTAGCACCTTGGGTTCAATCTTTGAATGATTGTGGTTTTAAAGGTGATAAAGTAATCATCTCAATCAATTCATCAAAAGAAACGAATCAAAAACTTATTGATAGTGGTATGATTGTGTTACCTTCAAACACACCGAACGGTATGATGTTTCATATGGAACGTTTCTTACACATATATGATTATCTTAAGACTAACGGTGATAATTATCGATATGTTTTAACAACAGATGTGCGTGATGTAATTTTTCAAACAGACCCTATGAAAGATATAGAACAGCGTTTAGAAGAATCTAAATTAAATTATATCGCAGTATCTGAAAGTATACATATTGAGAATGAGCCATGGAACAAAGATAACATTATCAAATGTTTTAGTGATTATACATACAATACAATTAAAACCTCAGAAGTTTATAATGTAGGAACTCTTGCTGGTACTTCTACCGAAATCAGAGACTTATGTGCAATGCTATTTCATATGTCATCTAATCGTGCAGATTGGGTTGCAGACCAAGCGGCATACAATGTAATAATGAATCTAGAGCCGTACCATGGTAAAACATATTTCTCAGATTTAGATGATGGCTTTTCTTGCAACCTGCATGTAACAAATAAACCAGATCAGATGGATCAATTCGGTCAGTTCTTAACTTGTGTAAGACCTGAAATGAATAAAGACTCGGTTATTGTAAGTGGTAAAAC